GCGGCAAAGCTCGTTGGCCTTGCTGGATGTCGGTTGGGTTATCGGTTACATACACAGATTTACCGTCTTCTGTGTAAACCATCCATGCTACGGGTTCAACCACCGGGTTCAATCCAAAACAACTCCCCAATCTGCTCTGCCGTGTACTCTGCAAAGTCGTTACTGGCCCACTTAACACCCGTCTTTCCAGATGTGGATGTAGCCCACACCGTGCACAATTCGTCGGTTTCAATGCAACGCAAAATGTCTCCTCGGTGCAAAGCCAACTCCCTTGAACAGGCGTAGCAAAGCTTGGCCCGCTTGCACGTTTCCCCGCAGTCCCCCACCTGCGCTAGGTCAACACGCCCAGCCTGCCATGCATCCCACTCGCCACTGGTGGCGCTCTTGTGCAGATGCGCAGAGTTGCCCCAATGTTTATCGGCCCACGCTTCAAACGCAGCGCGCTCGGTCATGGCTCAATCCCAAAGTGGTTCATTATCAAAGACTTAACGGTATCGCCGCAGTAACATTCCTCCGCAAGTTCAGCGCACTCCCTGACGATAAGATCGGCGAACTTTTTGTAATTGAATTTGCTGTATTCTGGCCAACCATCTTTGCCAATTGGACCTGTTTCGTAGCACTGTTCAGCAAGTTTTTCAATTTGTTCGTTCATGGCTCAATCCCAAAATGGTTACAGATCAGCAGCTTGACGTTTCCCCCGTAGTTGACGCTCAACTCGGCGCACTCCATCACAACCAACTCGGCAAACCGCTGCACGTTGATGTAGTCGGCGCAACACTCCTCACGCCCACGGTGGTCAACGGTAATGTCGAAGCAGCCGTCCATTAGTTTTCTAATTCGTTCGTTCATAACTCAACCCTCTGCTTAATGCCCAACATCTCTCGATGCAGGTTCTCCAGCATCACCCGGTAGGGTGACTGGGGCAGGCAGTCCGTTGCCAGCTTGCATCGGTCTGCAAATGTCTCACCCCCTTCAGTGCGTACAGCTTCGCGTACAACGGACCGCACCTTGGCAAGCATGTCGTCAGGGTGAAGGCTAGTTGGCCAACGCCACCCCATCAGTTCGGCAATGCGTTCATCGGTCACGACGCAATCCCCTTAGTTTTCTCAAAAGTTCTGAGGCCACCGAGCCCGAGCATGCCGAGCATGAGCTCCCAGAGATTGTCGTCAATGCCAGGCAGCGTCGGCAACGGATGATCTAGCACAATGCCGGTCCACTGGACCAGCGGCCTGGCAATATATTGACAGGCCAGCGCCGACGCGCAGACCCAACCAATGGCTGGGCGCCAACCGCTCGTGAACGCGCTGGGGCTCGATGCCTCGGCGCGGTTGACGTCCAGCTGGCCCTGGACAATGGCAACCTGAGCGGCAAGTTGCGCGGCCTCTGCTGCTGACTTGTCTGGCCAGATGCGGGTGATGACTGTTTGCGCCAGTTCGACGCCTGCGGTCAGTGGGTCTATTGCCATTCGCCTGTCTCCATCTGTAACGCCATGCGATGCGCTCGTGCTGGCGTCTGCCGTGCCCAAGTGCTCTCCACCATCTGCGCAGCAGCCTCAAAGTACTGGCCATCCTCAACCGCCGACAACATCCGCTTGAACTGGAGCAGACCCTTCAAGCCCATCTGAAACGCCATGCCAATCAACACGGCCTGGCGCGGCTCGGACAGTCTGGGCATCCACGGCAGCGCCAACAGTACCTCGCGGGTCTTGGTCTTGATGTCGTTCTCAAGCAAGAAGTCGATCTCGTCTGGCGACAACCCGCCGCCCTTGCGCGAGTCGATCAAGCGCCCGACGCCGATCGTCCAGTACCCAAGCGAGTCTTGATAGGCGCAGGACTCGGCGCCCTCCTCGCGCAGTAGTTGGCTCTTCAAGTCCATAGCGTCACTCCGTAAGCGATTGCCAGCACCCAAACAATAAAAGCGGCGGCGCGGTTGGCCCACGACCAACGGTTTCGGTAGTGGGTAATGGCGTAACCGTCTCCGCCGAAGGCTTCTTCGAGCGACCTGGGAAAACGGCGTGTCGTTCGATTGTGCTGAACCGGTGGTTGTTGAAGCATTCGTATCTCCTTCGGGTTGTGTTGTTGGGCTGGTGGCGAGTTGAGACAACGCTGGTCGGTGCGTTACACAGCGGGCAACGCATAGAGCGGTGTTGCAACGCATCCGAGGCCCACCCAGTATTCCTTCTCCTCCCAGCGCCTAGTGAGCAGGATGCAAACCTCGCCTTCGCTGACCATCCAGCCGATGTGCGTCACGCTAGCCACGCAATCAGCGCCACTAGGGCGACGATCCACACTGCGCAGAACAGGCTCTGGCGGGCCGCAGCCTTACAGAAGTACTCTTCTCTGTCTTTCATGTCTTGCTCCTCTCTGGCCAGCTGTCTGGCCTTGGATACCACTGGACGTTCTTCGCGTGCTTGTCAGCCCGATTGCCGTAGGCTGCCACTGCATGCATGTTGTCAGAGTCAAAGCAGACCCATGACCAGTACTCGCCGTTCCACCAGCGAACCCTGTGCTCGCCGGTGGGCCACCAGCCTATGCTCGGCGGCGGCTTATTCTTCATCGTACCCACCATCGCCATCAAAACGCTCTTGCTCATCAAGGGCGAGCAGTTCGATTGCCTCAATCTTGTCGGGGCTCAGAAGGCCCAGAATGTCGGTGTCCTTGATGTAGGCCGCCGCCAAGCACATAGTGCTTGGGTAATCGGGGTGATCGCCATGGCCAAAGCACTCTGGCTCGTAGTCCAGGTGGCAGACCAAGGGCTGGTCTACTTCGTCAATGTCGTAGACGAACTCTACGCTGCCCAGCGGGCAGGGCGGGGCGCCGTTCATGACAGCGCCAGGAAAAGGAAGGTGGCGCCAGCAAGCCCGAGGGCTATGGCGAAGAGGGCATCAGAGATCATTTGGGCTCCTTGGTGCCCGGCGCTGGGCCGGGCTGGGTTGGTTAGGCTGCTGCGGTTTTCTTGGCATCCTCGTAAGCCAACCATGCAACATTGCAAGCCGCCGAAACAAGGTCGCGCTGATCGCGGCGAAGATTGCGCAAAATGTACGCAACTTCTAAGGGCAAGCAGTTGGCATCGCCGTTCTGCGCTGCGTTCAGGGCCTTCTCGGCCTTCTTGACCGCGCGGGCGGCTTTGTTTGCGTCATCGCACAAAGCGTAGAAGACGGTGTAGAGGGCTTCGCTGGTGGTGGTGTTCATAATGTCTCTCCGGTCCGGTTGCGGGTTGGTGTGAGAAGCATAATACCCAAAAAAAAGCATCAATTCTTAGGTACAAACCCTAGGTTTCGCATCTTTTCTTTAGCATCTTCCTGGCCGCGCCCAACGATCACATGGTGCCCCAGGTTGCGCAGGTAGTCGTGCCAGCTTTGCTGCTCCGACGAAACGCTGCCGCCCTTCTCGCGCTTCATCTCGATCCAGAGCAGCCAGGCCGGGACGAACAGGTCAGGCACGCCAGCCGATACGCCTTCGGCCTTCAGGCGTCCAGCCGCGGCGATGCCTCTCAGGCCACCGTTCGGGATCGCAAAGACCCTCACCCCGCAGGCCTGGCGGATCCACTGCACCAGCTCGCGCTGTTCTTCGTGCTCGGTTTTCATCAGAAGGGCAGGTCCATCACCCACTTGTTGCAGGCATCCGGCGTGGCGGCGAAGTCCTCCGGCGGCTCTTTGAAGAACTCCACGCACAGGCCGTCTGTGCCATAGAGCTCGCAGCTATGGCAGCACCTGGGCGGGCCGGCCTTGAGCATGTTGTAGTAGACAGTGACAATTTCAGGCTGTTTGTGGCGCATCTAGTTTCCATTTTCGTTGCATAACACGGTGAAATTTACCGTCCATCTTGAACTCAATCATGTCTGGCGGCTCGCCGCAGGAAAGAATGTCGGCCACTACGTCCAGCGGGTTATAGAGGTCGGACACAAGCACATCGGCACCCGAGGCGATCTCTGCCACAGTCCGCCTGGCCTTCTCGCCGGCATAGCCGGGATTGTTGATCGGCATGTACTCGGACACTGGCGCGTCCGACAGCGCACCGTAATAGGTGACCATCAACATCTCTTGCCCGCTGGCGCGGCTGATATGCTTGCGCCAGCGCCAGGCGGTCACCGACATTTCCTTGCCCGCCAATCCCATAATGTCGTCGTTTTGGAGCTTGAGTTTCTTAACTTCAGGCTCCGGGAACGGATGCCCGCAGGCAGGGCATACACGGGCCGCCAGGGCGCAGAGTTCCTGGCAGTTGTCGCATACCTTCACTGGCGCGGCGCCTTCTTTCTCGCCCTTCTTGTTCGGCGGTCGGACGTGGGTGATTGGGCCATGGGTTGCCACCACTGCTGCGAAGTCAAGCACCAGGCAGTGATCGGTGTGGCTCTTGGGCCGCAAACCCCGGCCCGCCATCTGGACGTAAAGGCCTGGGCTCATCGTGGGCCGCAGCATGGCAATCAGGTCAATGTCCGGGTAATCAAAACCGGTGGTCAGGACATTGGCGTTTGTCAGGCAGCGGATGTTTCCCGCCTTGAATTCGCCGATGATGCGCTCGCGTTCCCGTTTCGGCGTGACGCCAGTTATGCAATCCGCCACGATGCCGAGTTCGTTGAGCTTGTCGCATATGTTCCAGGCGTGCTGGACGCCGCTGCAAAACGCCAGCCAGGCTTTGCGATCCCCGGCCAGCTTGATGATCTCGCGCACCACGGAATTGTTCTGGTCTGCCGTGTCCACTGCCGCCTGCAACTCGGCCTCAATAAACTCCCCGCCACGCTTGTGAACCTCAGTCACATCAAGCTGCGCTGTGGTGTGCTTGGAGCGTAGCGGCGCCAAGTGGCCGAGGCGCACCAGTTCTAGGATGTTGGTGGGCTCGATGAGCTCGCGGAAGATCGCCGGCTCGTCGGTAATCATTCCATGGCCGAGGCGGTAAGGGCTAGCCGTAAAACCTATTACGCGCAATCTTGGATTTATTTCTAACAATTGCGCTATTAGCTTTCTATACCCACCTTCGTCCTTGTGCGATATAACATGTGCTTCATCGCATAAAATTATATCAACATGGCCTATTTGTTTTGCTTTATTTCTAATTGATTGAATGCCGGCAAATGTAATAGGTTCGCCTAATTGTTTTTTTCCAACGGATGCGCTATAGACGCCAACTGGCGCATCAGGCCAGTGGTGTCGCAATTTCTCAAGGTTCTGCTCAAGTAATTCTTTAACGTGAACCAACATTAAGATTTGACTTTCCGGGTATTCTTGAATCATTTGTTTGCAAAGCTCGGCAATGATGTGACTCTTGCCGCTTCCGGTTGGAAGAACTATGCAGGGATTACCCGTGACATTTTTGTCAAACCATGAATAAAGCAAGTTAATTGCTTTTTGTTGGTACTCACGCAATGACATTGTGTTCCCTGATGTATTCAGCGGCCTTAGAAAAAAGCAATTCGCTTTCTTGCAGCAGGCCAATTGCTTGATTGCATTTTTGGCAAAGCAATCCCCTTATTTTTTTGGTCAAATGGCAATGGTCAATGTGGTATCCAGTTTTAATGTTGATGGCGCAAAGTCCACATT